TCCTTGGAGGCCAACTATCGTGGTGAGTTGCGAAAGTGTGGCGACCCCATCTACATGTTTGACCAGCACTGGCGTCAGCAGAATCTTACCGAGGAATCCCGCGCGACTGCCAAGAAGCTTGGAATCTCTGATGCATTTCTCGAGAAGGAGCGCATGTTTTTCACAACGGTTGCAGAGCAGCCACCCAATTACCGCAATCTCCCGAAGACAGCTCAGGATGTGATTTCCCGTCAAATCAATGACATCATCAACCAGCGGTTCACATTCATTCGCTACAATGGTCTGACATCTTCCAACATTAGCAAGTATGCTCCTGAAGATAGCAACCCTTACGACAATAGCGTCGTGATTATCGACGAGGTCCACAATTTGATTTCCAGGATTACGTCACAATCCGAGATTGCACGCAAGCTGTATGACAAGATTTACACAGCCAAGAACTGCAAGGTGGTTGCATTATCGGGAACGCCTGTGATCAATCGTGCGTATGAGGTCGCTTTTTTGATGAATCTGTTGCGAGGTCCCATTGAGAGGATTGTCGTGCCCGTCAAGTCCATTCCCACGTGGGATGAGGAGAAAATGGCATCGGTGCTTCGTGGTATTCCAGATGTGGATACCATTGAGTTCAATGCGATGAAGAAGTATATTATGGTGACACGCAATCCTCCCGGATTCCGAAGCATCTACAATGACAAGGGAGACCGAACTGCTGTTCAGTTTGTCAAGGATATGAAGACCCCCGACGGTGCAAACGAATGGGTCGCATCTTGGAAGAACAAGTTTGAGATGGAATGTCTTCCTACTGACTATGAAGAGTTTGCCAATCTCTTTTTGGATGGATTGAATATCAAGAACGCTTCCCTGTTTCAGCGTCGTATTCAGGGTCTGGTTTCCTACTACAAGGGAGCCGATGAACGCATGCTTCCTCGACGTGTGGATGATGACAAGATGCTCGAGAAGATTACCATGTCCAACCTCCAATTCAATTACTACCTCAAATGGCGATGGATTGAGATTGGAATGGATGCAAAAAAGAAGAAAAATCCAGGAAAGGCTGAAGATGCAGAGATGAAAACATTCCGCGTTCTCTCTCGATTGGCATGCAACTATGCCATTCCTCCCGAACTACGAACAAGCGATGAGTCAGATGAAGGTGCCACGGAGGATACTGTCAATGAGAAGGCAAACATTCTCGATAAGATTCGTCAGAATCCTGCCAAGTATCTCACCGAAACTGCACTGGCAGAATACAGTCCTAAACTACTGAGGATTCTGAAGAATGTTCAGGAATCACTAGGAGACCGCAACAATCAATTCGTGTATTCTCAGTATCGTAAGTTGGAGGGTCTCAATATCTTTTCAGCCATTCTGGATGCCAATGGTTGGCAGCCCTATAAGATTGTCAAGGAAGCCAATCAGTGGGTAGAAGACCCGAGCATGGATCCTGAGAAACCGGCGTATGCATTCTATTCAGGTGAGGAAGATGCTGAACAGCGCGAGTTCATGCGGCAGATTTACAATGGCAAGTTTGCAGATAACTTTCCCCAATCTCTGAAAGCATCTGTGGAAGCGCGTGGCAAGAAACTATTGTGTCTGTTGTTGATTTCCTCTTCGGGTGCTGAGGGTATTACACTGGTGAATGTTCGTCGAGTGCATATCATGGAACCCCATTGGAATCCTGCACGTCATGACCAGGTCATTGGTCGTGCGATTCGTATTTGCTCTCATGCAGGCCTGCCAGTGGAAGAACGAACTGTTCGTGTAAGTTTCTACCTGAGTGTCTTTACGGATGAACAATCCAAATCTACCGAGGGTTCCAATAACGTGGTTCCTATCCGGAGGAATGATACTGCTCTCAAACGATATGAGGGCGAACCAATCGAAACCTTCATGACTACAGACGAGTATCTTTACGAGATTTCATATGAGAAGGAAGTCACCAACAAAAAGATTGCTACGCTGCTGAAACAAGCTGCCGTCGACTGTGAAATTCATAGGAAACTTCATAGTCGCGAAAGTCCAGTGATTACGTGTATGCGATTTGATACAACCGCGAGAGGAGAAGACCTTGCGTTCAAACCGAATATCAAGGTAGAAGATTCAGATGCAACCTACCTTCGAAACATGACACGAAGGCGAAGAAGGCTACAAAAGGTGCAAATCAAACAGATGGTGTTTTACATTGACCCCGATACCAAGGAGGTCTTTGATGGATCTGCATTCGAGGACAATGAGCGTTTGTTGCGTGTCGGAGAGATGACATCTCCGACTCAGATTCGCTGGATTACATTGTGAGCAAGTCCTCCAAGAACTTGTCGCATACGCGAGACCAAGAAGGGAATGTAGCTGTAGCCAACTTGGCTCGTTTCTCATCCAACGTATCCATTGCACGCTGCATTGCATCAGCCACGCTCTCAATTGAAAATGTGTATGCCCATCCGCCCAGAGGCATAGAACCCGTAAAGTAATAGCGATCGCCTCGAGGAATAAACTCACCCACTGACTCATCCATGAAACTGCGATAGGTTCCAATGTCTGTGACAACCTGAGGTGCACCAACATACATATGTTCCAGCTGGCATAATCCAAACCCCTCACCATCCGACGTATTCACACCCACATCGGTGATGTTGTAAATCTTGTTGATTCCCTCATCATCAATTGTATTGGGAGGAGCACTATCAACAAGCAAAAGACGACTCATGTAGTTCGCGTCCATCATGTTATGCGTCTTCAGCTCTTCCATAAAGATCCTTTGAACATCGTAATAGGCACCCGACTGAGGATTGATATTGGTTACAATCATCAAGTAATAAGGAGCATCGGGCCTCCTCGAAAGCAGCTTCACAAATCCAGCAATCGTCAAGTCCAATCGCTTGCGCTGACTATTGCGATTCGCATTCAGGAATATCCTTGCATTTGGAGGAATACCCATACTAGCGCGCTGAGACATACGAGCGTCTGCAGGCAATCGGGTAAAGACACTCGTGTCTACAGAATGACCCAATACATTGAGTTCGGAGGCGCTGTTGTAACGAGAATAGATTTGCTTCCACGTATCTGAGAAACAGAAGATACGATCAGCGTGCTCGTTCATCATCGTAACAAGAGGATCTGCAATTCCCTCATAGACCTGATCCACATACAACCAAAGCTTGTAAGGTGACTTCATCTTATCGTGCTTCATGGCCTCGATGAAACGGTAGATAATCAGCGGGTCATTGTAAATCATCACCAAATCGGGCTGAACCATCTCCAGATACTCGTGAATCTTGTTGAATCCAAAACCCTCCTCCTTCGGGTCCTCATTGGCTGCTGCATCATAGGGAACAATTCCGTCAGGATACTTGCGAATACCTGCACGAGAAGGATGTCTTTGGAATCCAAAGTGGAAGGTCTTCACCTTCGGTGATAGCGATGCCATCTGACGAAGTAGGTTATACGATACCTTGGAGTAGCCTGTCGTCTGATCAATATGCGTGCTGACGAGAACGACTCTCATTTAGCATTATACAAATTCTGGCGTATAAATAACTTGTCATGAACGTCATCTTGGATATAGATGAAACGTTTGTTCAGTTTGTTGGATTGGAAGATTGGGATGCTCTTCCTGAAGTTGAGCGTTCCAAATACAAAGTAAGTGAGAGAGGCTCAACTGGATTGTTTATTTTAAGACCTCATTTTGATGAGTTCTTTACATACTTGTTTGCAAATGCAAAGAGTGTGAACTTATGGACATGGTCAGACAAGGATTATGCAGAAGGTGTTGCTCGTTTGATTGCCAGTCACAATCCAGAATGGAAGGTTGAGAATATTTGGCATGACGACGATGTAGATGCATCCATTGAAATGCATGGTCATAACAAGGATCTCAACTACATCTGGTATACTCAGAAAAAGTTCCAACCTTGTGACACTATTCTCGTGGATGACCTGCCGAAGAACACGCAGAATCCGTCGAATGTCAAGAATGGAATTCAAGTGTTTCCCTTTCATCCGTTGGGTGAAAAACTCGACAAGTCACAACGGAAATCCAAGAAGATTCGAACAGGTCTCTATACTGACCTCTCGAAAGACGATGTTTTACTGCGCGTTATCAAAGTCCTTGAAGAAGTAAAGAGTAATCCGGCTTTCTGCAGTGAAGGAGATATGCCTCATCCATTTGAATCACCTGCAAAGGTGATGGGCGGTCGCAGACGCACTATACGTAGAAACCGAAAGCTCAAGAGGACAGCAAGGAAATATCGCCGCTAAGAATAATGCAAGTAAATTCTGCACAGGATTATTTGACACTGAGAAAGAGACAGATTATCGCGGCTACCTTCTATTCGACTCCTCCTGAAGCGAAGGATAAGCGGAACTCGGTCTTTCTGAGCACGCTAGCTAACAGTGCAACAACTCGTCAGAGGTTTATTCTGCCTACGGTGAGTGCATGGGGCGGTGTTCCGGGCACTGCGACGTATTCCAACTTTTGTTCGAATTGTCCTGCTCTCGCTCGTGCTCCGGGAGCATTCCAAACTGTAAATACAAAGGATGTTCTCTCTATGCAGGCGCTCAAACCAATTGGGCGTCTTGTTGCTTAAAGATTACGTATAGCTAAATACAAATGCCAGGTGGCTTACTTCAATTAGTGGGCGTGGGTGCTCAAAATGAATTAGTGAATGGAAATCCTTCCATGACTCATTTCCGAGCCGTATATCGTAGACATACCAATTTTGCCATGGAGCATATTCGTATGGCCTTTACAACTTCAAACTTGGAACTCTCCACCACAGGAACACGCACAATCTCCTGTCGTATTGATAGATATGCTCAGCTTTTACACGATTGTTATCTGGTGTTTACTTTACCTGACATCTGGTCTCCTTTGAAATTCTTGGGACAGGGTGTTGCTCTTCCTACTGGATACGGTGCAGGCATTACTGTCACTGGAAACTCGATTGGTTATGAGTTTCAGTGGATTAAGAACATTGGCTACAATATGATCGACCACATTTCGCTCACAATGAACGGTCAGGAGATTCAGCGGTTGTCTGGCGAGTGGTTGAAGTTGTATTCCTACATGACACATGACGATAATAAGCGCGATATTGTCGATCAGATGGTTGGAAATGTTCCTGAATTGTATGATCCTGCGAATGCATACGACAGGCAGAACCAGTATCCTCATGCAGTTGCTCCATCTGCCGTGCCTACAACGGGTCCGCTAACAACGACACCCGAGCCCTCGATTCGCTCTCGTCAGTTGGTGATTCCTCTTCACTTTTGGTTCTGTGAGAACCCTGGTTTGGCTCTTCCATTGGTCGCTCTTCAGAATTCAGAGGTCTATATCAATGTGACTCTTCGTAATCTGAATGACCTTTACACTGTGATTGATGTCAATCCCAGTTCACCCACGAATACATACGGACAGCGTATCAAACCAAATGGAGATAATACATACAATGCAATGAAGTTGTTTTTGTCTCCTCCTCTTACCGATGGAACTCCAAGCAATCCTGGAGTCACAACCTTCTTTCCCGACCCATATATCGAGGGTAATTTCATCTACTTGACGGAGATGGAAATGAACCAACTTGCACGTGCAGATCAGACGTTCTTGGTGAAGACAGTTCGGTATGCAGGCAAAGAAGGTCAGTTTGGAGGAAACAGCGACATTGAAATCCCAATGTTCAATTTGGTGACACGAATCATATTTGCAGCACAACGCAATGACAGAATTGCTGCAAATGATTGGGACAATTACACAAATTGGTTCGACCCAAAACGATCACCTTGGAATGCAATTAATTCCGATGTTCAAACCGCCCTGTATTCAACTGGTCAACAACAAGTGTCATCTGTATTTCCAAGAAGCCCAGTGATTGACGGTGTTTTGTTGTTTGATGGCAAAGAGAGATTTCAGACCAAACCCTTCCCATTCTTTTCGTTGTTGCAAATGTATCGGCATACAACTGGTGAAGTTCCGAAAGATTTACCAGGTGTCTTCATGTATTCCTTTGCACTTGACCACGATTCTTACCAACCATCCGGTTCTGTCAATGGAAGTATGTTCAATAAGATTATCTTGCGTCTGACTCTTCAACAACCTCTTCCTCAATCTGTTTCGGTGACGGGCGAAAACCTACCTGTTTGTGTTCTGAGATCTACAGTGTTTAGTCCAAATCCGACAGTGATCCCTGCAGCACAGATTGGATTGTATGATCCAAGTGAGATTGTTTCGATTGTGCAGACCAATAACAATATCACATTCGTCTTCACATACACTCTGGGTGTCTATGTTGAATCCATCAATTTCTTGCGAATCGTATCTGGACTCGGAAATCTAGTGTTCGCATCATAACAATGGCATATATCCAGTCTGCTTATCTGGGTGACGAACGTGCAGCACAGGACGTCACCAAATCAATAAATGACAAAATTGAAGGAGGTAAAATTGACGTTGTTGCAAATTCGTCTTTGATTCCAATGTTTGAATTTGGAGGAGAGGTCAAACTGTCTTCTTCAGAGGAATCAGATGTCAAACAAGAAGCGGAGAAACAGTGTGGGTCTGCAAATGATGCGAACTGTATTGCGGTAACAGAGGCTAAATTGCGCCAATCCAAGTTGGAGGAAAAACATCGAGAGCAGCAATCCAGTGCCTTTCTAGTCAAGGGAAGACGATTGACTGTGAATTATGTAGACGACAAAGGCCAGCGTAAAACAATTGTAGTTCCAGAGGGTCAGGAATTCAAATTGGAAGGGTTGAAACAAGTAAAAGATACAAAAAGTATCATTCCAGAGTTTGAAGTAGAATCATTGTTACCGAGTTTCAGTGGAACTGTTCTTGAAGGTGTAAAAGTAACTGCAATCATTCTAGGCGTGTTCTTTTATGCATTCAGTATCATTGCAACATACAAGACCTTTATTCAGGCGGGGTTTACTCGAATTGGTTATGCAGCAACGGCTGCCGCTGTATTTATCCCGTATTCGGGTTATGTGATTATGCTACTCTTCTTTGCGGTAAAAGAATACATGAGCATTAAAGCAAGAATATGATTCAATTACCTTGGGTCGTTGCGGGTATCATCATAGGGATGTTGATATCGACCGTGATTATTCCACCCACACGAAAGCAGGCAACTGTTCCACAACCTCATGATACGAGTGTCTATACGACCAATACGGGGTGTGTGAG